CAAGGAAGAAGATTTGGTAGTTAACTCTACTTTCATAGAGACAATTCTCCACTATTTGGATGTTGGTTCCCCCTATTTCCTGGGAGCATCTGCAACCTTGCTTTTAGCATCTTTTGCTTGTTCAACTCCCATTTTAGATCCAAAGAAATATGATTTCATGAAATATGGTAGAGAAATTATACAATCAGCCAGAAATCTCTCATTTTTAGGAGCAGGTATTGCTGCCGCACCTAAAATTTACGTTCACTTTGTTGCTGCTTTTAAGTGGGTTGTTGACCAAGTAAAGGCAATTTTAATAAAAGATCATGAAACAGCTTATACTGTCAACAAACGCGCTGAACAATGGATCATTGATACTGCGAATTATTCTGGTAATTTAGCTTCTAGATTGATCAAAGCTCCTGAGCTTTGTCTCAAATATCTCGATTTATACAACGAAATGAATTATCTCAAACGTCGTGATCTTCAATTCACAGGTCGAACAGCCATTCTGTTCTCTGCTCGCTGTAAATGTTTCGAACCATTTTTTGAAACGGTTAAAACTGTAATGCATTCAAACTTCTCTCTTCAAGAGATGTTCCATGTTCAGTTGACTGGTGCCCCTGGAGTCGGAAAGACTGATTTATCAGACTCATTGTTAAGAGTGTTGAAGAAGGCTTATGCTGAATCTAACCTTGACTTCGGTGAATGTGCCAAAGGTTCTGCATTAGAAATAATGAATCAATTTAAAGAACGAGGAGCCGGCTTTGGAGATGTCTACAACATGAACATGACTCTTAAACATATGGATGCTTATGAAGGTCAAAATTTCATCAGAGTCGATGATTGCAATTTATTTAATAACCCTGATCAAGATGCAGTAACAACTCAAATTCTCATGCTCTCAGGCACTGCAACAATAGCAAATAAAGCCGATTTAAACACAAAAGGTCAAACAATAACAGCTAAGGCTCAGATCTCAGCAACAAACAATCCGTTCTTGAAACCACAAAACATGCCCACTTATCAAGCCATGTGGAGGCGAAGAATTCTACTTTTCGTAGATGCTAAGCCGGAGTATAAGACAGAAGATAAATCTGGGCTTCTACCAAATGAAGAACTTGATGCAGTTTTCCAAAGATTAGGTACGAATAGAACTCAAGGTGATCATTTGATCATTACTGTACTTGATCCTCTCAATGAGAAATTCCAACCTCTCAATCCAGTTTTAAAAGATCTATCAGTCTCTGATTGTTTACGCTTTATTAATGCTAAAGCCAAAAATCATTATGCTAAAGAATGGCGCCGAGCATTTGAAAAAGATCCATTTGCTGGAGCTATTAAAATTAAATTTGACACTCTCCTGAAGACCCTTGACGCAGCAGACCAGACAAGTCCAAAAACCAAAGAAGAATTCAATCGTCAGATCACTAAGATTGTTGAGAAAATCTGTTTACGCCGAACAGAACTTGCTAAGAAGATGCCAGAAAAGTTCCCTGGAGCCAAACCTGATTTAAATGTTAATCCAAAAGAATTCAAGGATACAATTACAGCTGAATTTAGAAGTTGGGAGAATGTCATAATGAATCAAGCTATGGAAGAATATCTTGCTGAGTTGGATGAAACACGACTCGAAGGTATCCTTGAGAATACTGTTCTACCATCATTAACAACTAATGAATTTGGTCATCTTGAAGTTGTAGAAAATATTCAGGATTTCTCATTTGATCCATCAGAAGAAGCACTAGATTTCATTGCTTACGAGCCTGCTCGCAAACGATATATCTGCGCCTTATCAGAAGCAGATCTTGAAAGAAAAGGTCAAAATTATGTCAAACAAGTAGTCTCTAATCTACGTTATTTGAATTCTTTATCTCGAACATCAGCTGAAAGACACATGGCTAAAGCTCAAAAAACAAAATCAAATGTTTCCAGTCCCTTCTTTGAGAGATTGAAAGTAGAAGCTAAGTATCGTTACGAAATTTCAAAACAGATTGCTGGTGAATCCTTTAGATTTATCATGGACTTAGTTTGCGATTATATCGGCAAACCATTAGTAACTGGCCTTTGTGTAGCTGTAGCATTATGTGGACTGTTTTATTCTTGTTCACTAATAGGTCAAGCCTTGGCTCCATCTCCAACAATGTATGCTCCTGGTCAAAAACCACTCCAAATATTTGGTGTAGGTCATCAAAAAACATATCAGCTTAATGAATACTCAACAGCTTCAGAAGTTTCAAAACACTACACAACTCAAGCTGAATCATTGCAAAAACAAGTAATTCATGTTAAAATGGCTGCTGGAGAATTTATTGCTGTTGGTATTCAAGGTAATATCTTTATGATAAATCATCATTGTGCAAAATTGATTACAAAAAATACTCGTTTAGAATTATTTGATCCAATGACAGGAATAACAGTCGAACAATATGTAAGTCCTTCAGACATACAAAGAATTCATCTTCGCACAAATACAGATGCTGCTCTCATTAATTTTAATGCTGTTCGAACTCGTCGTACTATAACAAACCGATTCATGACCGAACATGATATCCAAAAGAATATGGAAAATCTAAGAACATCCAAAGCCATGCCGGTAATTTACAGAAAAGGACAATTTATTGAAAGTAAATTTTTGCCAATAATTCCAATTCAGCCAGATCTCTCAATAGTTGATCATCAAAGATTAGTTGCTGTTGAACTTTATGTTGAACGTGGTGAATCTGGTTCACTGTTCACACATGACAATACAATGTTAGAAGGGCATATTCTTGGCATTCAAACATCTAGAAATATTTTAACTGGCCAAGCATTCATCGGAGTTTTGTCAAGAGAGGAAATCCAACACACTCTCAATAAATTTAAGATTAAGGATAAAATCATTGTAACTCCATTGGAGAATGCTAAACTTGATCCTAATCATACAGCACATACATTCTTCAATCATAATCAGACACTTAAGACTAGTCATTTCAAGAGTCAATCAATTTCAAAAACACCTGGTTACAAGCCAACTCCAATTCATGGTTTGTTTCCTGTAGAATCTGAACCTGCTATTCAGGATGAAAGTGATGTGCGGTGGAATAAGACACGTCATTTCTTAGAAGTTTCACTAAACAAAACTTCTGGTGCTAATTATGCTAAGTTTGATTCTATCGAGGAAGTCTGGATGAAGGACTTCTATGAGGCTGTGTTAACACATTTCATTCCAAATACTGATAAAGTTATTTTATATACAACACAACAGTCAATCATGGGTGTTCGAATTCCTGGATCTACTTCCATGGATTTGAGTACTTGTGCAGGTCTACCATACAAAACCTACCCTGGTGTTGTTGGTAAGACTCCATTTATCAGCAAAGACGTTCGTGGAACATGGAATATTCAAGAAATAGTTTTTCATGAAGTTGCACGATATGAAGAATCTTATAAGATAGGGATCGTTCCACAGAACGTAAAGTTAGAGTTCCGTAAAAAAGAATTAGTTGGCCCTAATAAGATTGAAAATCCAAAGACCCGTACTGTAGGCATGGGCAACTTTATTCATCAAATTATTTTCATGAAAATTTTCAAAGATCTCCATACATTGATTAAGAAATGTTGGGCAGATGGAACTTCCACTCCATATGCTTTAGGTGTTGATCCTGCTTCACACCATTGGAATTTGATAGCCACTCATCTACGCTATCATGATTACATGATTGATCTCGACGTAAAAGCTTGGGAGGAGAAGATCTCACAACGTCTCCTCTATATGTGCGATGAAGTTGAACTTCGTCTAATTCAAAACGCCTACAAAAACAGAAATGAGTATTTCCCTCAAGAAGTACATGACATTGCTTACGGTTTATCCGCTGATTACACTCAAAGCGATGTCCAATTTGAAGATTTCATTTATGAAAAACCCAGTGGCCTGTTATCTGGCCATCCTGGTACATTCATGAGAAACTCCGCTGTCCACACAATGATTATTGGCTTAGTCGCCCGTAGGATATTGTTGCGAAGAAATCCTCAACTTGCAAGCATCCCATACATCATCGAAAACGTCCGTTTTATTCTTGCCGCTGATGATGTGGTCATTTCTGTATCTCCCGATGCAAGACAATATATAACTGCCGATGAAATTAAGGCAGCCTATAACTCAGCTGGATTTGAAGTCACTGCCGCCGACAAAAGCGACAGAATACTCCCAAAGAACTTATCCGAAGTTCAATTTTTAAAACATCATTTTCATATTAATGAACACGGATACGTCACAGCCCAGCCAAATCTCTCTATCATTTATCAATTAGTAAATTGGTACTCAACTGAATCATCACTTAAGAAGGAACAGCAGATAGAAGAAAACCTAGATAATGCTCTAAGCTTCGCATGGCAGCGAGGCCCAGAGGAGTATGAACGTGTAAGATCTCGAATCAACTTCGGTTGTAAACGAGCTCCAATGAATTACACGTGTACTCTGAGCTATGAATCACGAGCCGAATTGATATTACATCATCAAACGCTCGAAAAACGTGCTTTTTATTCATGCACACCTCAAGTTGAATATGCTGATCCCGACTACGTGATGGTATAAGTTATTTTTTCTTATATACTACCCATCATTTATAATTTTTAAGTTCTCGCTTTGATTTTTTATTGTAATAATCCGTAATCATTATATTCTATACTTTTAAAATTAGATTAAACAACGTTGACATTTAAACCAAGAAATACATTTACAATCTCACTATATTTAGAGATCTTGCAAGATAATTGCATTGACTAAAGTACCGTTTAAATTGCGTTTTAATATTAAGTAAACTATAACCACCCAGGGTATAATCTGGACCGTTTGTTAGTAGTACGTTTGCGAAGGTACATTTATGTATAACTAGACAAAAAACTAACATCTAATTTTAGCCAGCGATAAGGAAAAACCTTAGTTCGTATGTTTTCAGAAAATCGAAATATTTAGTATATATTTCTACTGAAGATTCTAATCTGTAAAATACATCAATTTAATTTTATTGGATGTGGATTTATTCCATATCTGGCCAAATTCTATAATCACAAATCACTTCGTGTTATTGAGATAGAACTTGAACAAATTCACTTCGAATTTGATAAGGCAAGTTCATCAAATAAGTAACAAGTACATAATTATCATCAGATAATATAATTGTTTTA